TAGCTCAGACTCTTTATTTCCCCTCACCACAGGGTCTGCTGTGATGATTCGTTTCATGTTGCTCTTGACCTACGCCGGCACAATGGCGGAAGCCACCATGTATGAAAGCGTTGGACAGTTCATGAAGAAGTGCAACGTATAGTCAGCTCCGACACCAAAATATCGCTCAATGGTGACCCCAGTAAGAATGTTATTTGTAGAATCGTAGGGGTACTCAATCATTAGAGTGTCATACACTGATCCATCGTAGGACACACCAGAAGGTCCAGCAGGGCTTGTCATAAGACCAGGTGCAGTAGATTGAAACTTAAATGGCGAGTAACTTGGTGCAACAACCGCATGCCCCGATGTAGTATTAGTGTGCGTCAATGAGGAGCCCGCAGTTGTGGCAAGAGAGTTTTTCCAGTAGTTCGCCTCAATGATGTTAGTGCTTGTACTCGCACCAGAAACGTAACCATTGGAATATGAGCCAAACGTCAAATTGTTCCGCGTCACTCGAGACACTATACCAAGACTATTCTTACTTGGATTAAAAACCCAATTGGCCGACCCACGATGCGCCAGAAAACAGTTTGAGATAAGATGCCATGGCAGCACGTTGACAAAATTGAACGAGAACGTAGAGGCCGGCACATTTACTCCTTTAGCTTGATTCCATCCACCTGCATCAAAGCCATAGTGGTTGGGAAAGCGCGTCTGATTGATTCGGAAAGTGCCAACTGTGTTCGCTGAAGCTGCAGGGACATAAATGGTATCTAGTAAATTATGTCTGCGCATCAGTGTTCGCAACGACGCCACGCTCTCACCAAAATTAACTAGTGCACGGTGTGTAGCAGCTTCTGTACTCGATCCCATATCATCCCCCATCGGTTGACCATGATCGTAATACTCCTCCGACTGCACCGTAAATGGCGTTAAATCTGGACTGGAAGACGATGGGTTAGCGAATTCGAGGTTCTCCGCGCCACGCACAAAGACTTGCACACCAACGGAAGCTGTCGTAGTGGGTCCAGTCAGGGCTGTCAAAACCTTGAGCGAAATAATACCGTTATGAAACGTTTCATTGAGAGTAAGCGCTGGCGTGGAGCTTGTAGAGAACAAACTTGTTTGGTTACTGGCAAGAGTGTAACACCACGGTAACGCTTGCTGGTATGGTACCCTAAATTCAACATCAGTTTCTGCACCTAGATCAATGATCTTGTTCGTCACAAAAGGTCCAGTGTCGCCTGTAGTTTGTAATGCAGACGCTTGTGGGTCATAACTGATCCGAACTCTGCCCTTGTGGAAAGCTGTCGCAATGAACTTAAACCGAAAGATCATGTCTCCACGCCAATTCCTGAACATATTCGCAACTAGTGCAGGAGGTGTGAAATCAATCACATTACCTGTCGCAAACGTCAACTGGGGCACTACCACACTTGTGAAAAGTGGTGTGTCTGGACTCGCGCTACTCGGCCAATTGACCCCAGTTAGGTATGATTCACGCTGAACAAAGTTCGAAATGGCGAGTTCATCCTCACTACCTAACCCAGCAATAGCTGGATCGATGGAAAGTTCATTCTTAGCATCCAGAGCAAGCTTGTCATGCGGGTAGCCGATCTCAGCTGATGCCAAAGACGGAAATGGAGAATTACGGTAAGGTTTAGTGTCTTCTATCACCGGAACGTTAGTGTATCCAAACAACTTTGCAATACCTGACACAGCACTAGCGCCTATCTCTGTGGCTTTCGCAAATCGTCCGATCACAGGAGTTTTGGTCAACTTAGACGCTGCCGCAGCCACTGCCGAAGCAGGCGCAGAGACGACACCTACACCATACTCATCGGACTGTAGCACAGCACCAACGGTTGGACCAGCAAGAACCACATCTTCCATCCAAGCATACATCTGCACCGTCACACTTGATGTAGCTCCATTAGCACTAGCCAAAGCATTGTAAACGATATAATCAATCGCTCCTAAAGCGTTAGTTTCAGCAGCAAGTGCCGTGCGCGCAAAGGACTTCGGCCAAATAAATGGACAAGTGAACTCTGCACCCTCACTATGAGCTGGTGTTATCCACACGCCCGGCATTTGCGAGTATGGTACAAGGGACGATGGAAAAGTTGATGTGATAGTACTTCCCTTGAACTGGTGTAACGGACGGTAAACCACTTTTAATGAACCATACAAGAACGGAGAAGCATTAGTGACAATCTTCAGTTTGAGATTCCCTCGAACAAAAGCATAGTTGCTTAACTTATTCTTAATAGACGCATTGTTAAGAAAAGCAGTCCACACTGCAAAGTTCGTTGACAAGTAACCCACTGGATCAGATGGAGACCAGACAGTGGAAGCCACTCGAACTGGACGAGCTAGAAACGATGCAAGATCTGAGGATGTCTGTGCGTCAGCCAATTCATAATCAAGCGGAGACGCTCCTGAACCTACTTTGGTGCCTGCATTGGCATCCACAAAACTTGTGGTTACTTCAGTGGACATAGTCATTTCTGGCACTGTCGGGGCTAACAATACTTCTTCAGACTGAAGCTGGCACCTCCATGGGCAACATTTATCACACTCTACCGAGACATCACGCACTGCCATCGTATGATCGCAATGTGGACATTCGTAAGTGTTCCACCCAGCGCTTTCAGCCGGGATGCTTTTATTTTTTGATTTTTGAGTACGCACTCCTGCTTGTTTTTGTGTTGTTTTCGCAAGTCAATATAAAATGCAAGAGAGGACTTATTCTACATGCAAGTTCGCGTTTTCTCGGGCATCCCTAACCCTCACTCCTGAATAGGCGAACCCCCTGAAGGGTGGACTTACAACTAGCACGCATTCTTACGCTCTTCAAAAAACGCATAACATTGAGCGTACAGATCATACTAGAGGGGAGACTAATTCGGCAGCACGCTGCGCGGGTGTTCTGCCTCGCACCCAATTCGAGCTCCTACAACTCCTTTAGAAGCACTCCAAAATCTCTCTTTGAGTTGCTCCCAAGTTGGGAAACCCTTGAATTCCAACTCCATCGTCAAGTTGTGTCGCTGAGCCAACGACCAAATCCATTCTCTTTCACGCTCAAAGTGTACCTTACCATGCCAGAACCACTCATTCAAAGCAGACGACATCACGCTAGCCATGTGCAGCTCCGGCGATTCGTCCCCAGAAGGGTTGCATATGGTGAGCATCTTGTGAATAGATCCTTCTTCAAGTGGACCCACCACAGCACCAACGTCTTCATCCCAACGCCACGAGCGCTTGAGGTATGACACCTCGCTGATATGGATAAATGAGCGTGAATGACTCTCCTTGTCGGCCATGGTGTACTCAACGCCAATGTCTGCCATCGCACGCTGTATTGCAGTGTGATTAAACCAATCGGCCTCCCGCGACACCCCCATGGTGTTATCATCACCATAGGTGAGCAAGCGGACAAACTCTTTGAATCGACGGGCTTTGTCATACACGGACCCTTCAAACGGACATAGCAACACGAAGGCATAACGCATATACAATGCGTTAGCGATGCAGTTCACTATCACTGTAAGAGGATGACCTGACGGGTTGGAACCAAAAAACTCGACGAGATCTCCGTCGAAGTTTACGAATGCGTAAGCTGTGTCTTCTGCGATGCAATCAATCACACACAACTGTTCGTTGCTCCAGCCTGCAGCTGAACACAGATTGCGTAGCACTCGAAATGATAACAAGATGATTAAAGCTTCCATCTTCTTATCAAATTTGCCGTAGTCGCCTGCAACCATACGATCCACACCAAAACTTGTAAGAAAGTTGTAGTAGCTCTGCCATTCCAGAGA